GTCGGGTAACGTCGACCAAACGTCCTTTGGTTCCTAGATTTCTTTTGGGTTTTACCCCGTAGAAGTCCGGGAAACTCTTCTCAATAAAGTATTGAGAAATAAGGAATTCGCCTGGAGTATCGAGAACTGGCTGTCGCTTTGACACGATCAGTGCTCTCATCTCATGCCTGTGTAGCTGTGCATTCCACCTTACTTTGAGGTGAGATGTCTTGGTTCCACAGAATGATTTCACTCCAAACGCAGTAGCCTTCCGGGAGATAACTGGCAATATACCAGAAAATCTTTCCAGTTTGGCGGACAACATCTCTGTTGTTCGCCAAAGTCCCTTCATGAAGAAGTTATTACTAACTTCAACATCTGAAGCGATCGAGGCTACGCTCGTGCTGTCAACCGGTGAAATAAAATACGCAGGGGTAACATCATAACCCCTAAACGCATCCATGCCACAAGACTCACGAAAGTTTCCTTTCATATGAGTCTTGTTGACATTCACCTTTAAGCCCAGGTAACTGAGCAGTTGACAAACGTATACACTAGCATCCACGGGGACTATGATATCATCCCCGTAGACGCATACATTCGCACTGGCCAACCGCAAATTCTTCGGTGTGACCGGCAAACCCCTAGAAAGGAGAATACCAGCTACGCCGACGAGCGCGTAAACCACGGTCTGCGCTGGAAACATCGCAGCCGATCCCTGGGGTGCAAACTTCTTCAGTCGTAAGTACGACCAAGAGTGGTTTGTTATCCCATTTCGGATCCATCGTGTCCTGCAAGCATGTAAACGCTCCAACAGAGTATGGTTTGCTCTGAAGAAACGTTCCACAGCCCAACAGGAAAGCCGATCCGAAGCTGATGAAAGGTCTATAGTGGCAAGAGAGCCATCTAACGACCCTTTCTTCGCTCGCTCCCGACTCACATTCTGTGAGTGAAAGTGTATCGAAGATCGCAGAAAAGTCCGCGACAATCTGTTTCGGAACTGATTCATCATCAGTTGCTGTATCCATTGATTCTCTACCGGTTCCGCGGCGATAAGCCGAGGTCCTTTCTGAGACTTTGGAACGGCAATAAGCTTACTGGGGCTTTCGCCCCTTGAGCACAGAAAGACCGAATCACTGCCTTTGTCCAAGCCGAAATCGGCTCGGGCGTAAAGATCGTGAGGGAAGATGGTTTGGAGCTTATCTGACCACATTGGAAAGGAGAACTTATGTTCTCCCTTCTTGAGGTTGGAGACAGCCCCAGGCCCATGCTTGGGTAGTTCGGATTCCTCTTCAAGGTGAAGATCTCCGAGTTGCACTGCCCATCTATCCGCAACGGATTGCAGTAGATCAGCGGCTTCGGCCGGGATTCTGACTCTATCATCATCCCAAAGCTGAAGCTGGTCATCCCTATCAGGAAGGGCATCACGAAAGTGACACCCGACATGGTTAGAGATACCCAACTCATCGCCATCCCACGAAAGTGTGGGTTGGCGAGTTTCAGCTTCAATTTGTAGAAAGGAAACAACCTCTCCATTAACCGTACTCCTAGGACACTGTAGCTTCAATTTCTTGAAGCCGTAGTAAAGCTGTCGCATCGCTGCGATCGCATCCAAAGAGGCATCTACCCTTAAACACAGCTCTCGATCGAAGATCTGTAATAGCAGATCCTGGCAAAGCGCCTGGAACCCGCTATCTCCACCACGCTTACCTGCAATAGGTAAGTTTGGCAGAGTGTACATACCTTCGGATAAACACCGATCAAAGTGTTTACCAAGAGCTGGTAGGTCTATCGTAAGCACATGTGCTCCATGATAGCCTACATCGTGAATGAGGCGTTGTTTGTCACGCGCCCACTGACGACTGTGTGTATACGTGTAGCTTAGATCATCAAAGATCGCAGCTACGCACTCTTGAAGGTAAATTACTAGGCTTTTAGGCATGTTCTACTCCTTACGGAGGAGTCAAGCTCCTAGCCTAGCACAGCCAAACGACGGCTTATAGCCGGGGTATGTGTGATTGCTCTCGCAATTACACGTCCCACTCTGAAATCGCCACCTTGTTGGTGGTGAGGTAATCAGCCAGGGCGTGCGCAATGTTTTGCACGCTTGTGGTTACAGCACCGCGCTGACACCGGATCACTGCATATGCCTGGACCACAGTTGTGGTACCATCAGCATTGAATACAGTGTTCGTAATGTCGACGTTGTGCCGTTCCATCTGAACGGTCTTGTCCTTCTTCGCTTCGTAAGAATGACGGACCTTCAGACCAATTTCGACCCCCGCGGCAGGTTTGCCGAGGAATGTGGATCCGAAATTGTCCTGGTTGGTCTTCTTGACGGTCTGCGGATTCGCAGTTCCGAAGTTCAGGGTCGTTGGCGTTGCCAGTGGCATGTGTTAATCCTTCAAACACACAAAGGCTAATGCGTTATTGCATTAGCTAAGATTTGTTATCCTGAGCGGGCACGTTGCCTGCACCTATTACTTCCCAATGCGGCCCCTAAGGGTCTCATGATGCGCAGTTAGCGCACCGAGAAGTGCCAGGATAATAGATGCCTCTGAGTCACTAAGAAAGCGGCTCATTGGCACAGTCATCGACTCATCGGGCGGTATAACCCACCTTTCCTTAGTTTCGTGCCGTTTGTTAACGGTTCCGCCGCTAAGGGAAGCGTAAGGGTTCGTTCCGGTGGGCCCTCCCCGCACTGTCGTGATGTCTCTCTGCATAATGCAGATTTCCGAAGGCTTGCAATACGCTCTACCGCCGTCAGCTATAAGAAAAGAGCTGATATCGGTAAAGTAATCGACAAGCCACGAAAATGGCACAATTTGCCATAACGTTTCGGCGTCCAGAGCTTCTAAATCGAATACTTGCCTCATGGCATTATTCCAACTAGTAAGCTTCTCGAAGTTCTTTAGGCCCTCTTGAGTGGGGACCCATCGTACCGAGGCCCAAATCTTAGATTTGGTCTGGATGACAGCTGCACCTGGGATAGTGGCTTCACTGAAGGTACCAGCATATTGCTGTGTAGTCTCAGTAGAGTCTCCACCCAAGTGGACACGACGTTTTAGTCCACCATAGTCGAAGAACAAAGAATGAAATTCCTTCATTCTATCCTCAATTGCTTGAGTGACACCTGCAAAGGTCTTGAGATCCGAAATCAACGCCAACCAACCGAAACGGTAGTTGACGTATAACGAAGATCCCAGTTGCAAAGCAGTTTTGAACACGACATTAAACATGGTGGCACATTCCATCAGTTCCCAAGCCATCACAGGTATCGAAGCTTCACTCCGAAAGGGGTTCGTCTTCGCAAGCGCCATAGTGGCGTATTCTGTGTTGGTCAAACGGTTCTTGAATGGAGCGTGGGAGTCGTCTGTAGAAGTGACCGTGGATTCAAAACCATGTCCACGGAAGGCCGGCCACCAAGTGCCGGCGTAACGTATGTTGTTAGACCTCCAAGTTTCACTTTTGAAAGGGCTAGGCGGCGTCAAGTTAGACGTTTTAACCTTTGCTTTCTCAATGTAATCTTCGGTCGTTTGACGGAACGTTACTTCAGTATCAAGAACTAGGCCGTAATCTATTAACCCGAAAGTTTGGCTATTAAGCCACATCTGCCGGGGCACTAGACGCGACTTTGTTCGAGTCCTGACTCGCTTCTTCATAACGATGACTGTCTCGTCACTGGGAGCATTTAATTGCTAGCGTGACACGCACGGAAGCGCCCTTTATTGGGC